AAAAACAAGATAAAAAACAAGATAAAAAACAAGATAAAAAACAAGATAAAAAACAAGATAAAAAACAAGATAAAAAACAAGATAAAAAAACAATTAAAATAGATGATGATTTTTTAAATTTAGAAAATTTAGATGAAAATTTAGGAAATCAAAATAAAAATGAAAAAAAAACCCAAGATTTGTCTAAAAATGTTTTAGTGAATAATGTAGATTTACTTTTTTCTACTAATAAAAATCGTCAACATATAATAAAAAATAAAGCTGTTCAACAATATTCACATGATACTATATTGAAAGAAACACATTTAAAATCAGATTTATTAAAATATAAACAACAAATTGAAAGTTATAATAAAGATTTATTAACTTATGCAATAGATAATTGTGATGATTTAGAAAAATATTATAAATGTAATTGTGATGATAATAATGGTGATGAAAATAAATTTAGAGGAGAATATTTAATTTATGTAAAAGATTTAATAGAATATATTAAAATGAGCGAATTAAAAGCAATAATAAAAGATGAATTAAATACATTTACAAATGATAATTCAATAAATAATAATTTGATAGATATTAATAATTATGATATATCTAATTTGGGTAATTATAATTCTCGTCAAATAAAAAATTTTAATAATTTTTATATTAAAACAACAAATAAAAAAATGAATAACAATTTTATACCAAAAAAACGATCAATATAATATATTTATAATATATACTATTAAAATGAAATCAAGTAAAACATTTAAAAAACTTAAATGTTCTCCAAATAGAAAAAAAACTTTATCATTAAAAAATAAGGCTTTCACTTGTTTTACAGATGAAAATCTGTTTTTATTTAAAACAGTTTGGAATCAAAATAGTAATAATAAAATTAAAACAAATAATAGTGAAGAAATATGGAAATTTTTTAAAACAACTTTAAAACATAAATGTTATAATGAATTGTGCTGGTTAAATACTAAAAATATAAATTCTATACAAAATAAAGAATTATTAGTTAAACAAATATTCAAACCATTTGCACCAGATTCATGGAAGAGTAAACCATATGAATGGTTATCAAGTCTTGATATAACAAAAATATTAAAACAATACCAAGATAGATATAAAAATTTTAAATTTATAGGTCCATCTCCTATAGATTTTGATACAAAAAAACTGTTTTCATCATGTGTTTGGGAAGAATTATGTAATTTCAATTTAAAAAAATATTTAAGTAATAATAAAACAAAAATCGGTATAATTTTTAATACAGATCCACATTATAAAAGTGGAACACACTGGATAGCTTTATTTATAGATTTAACAAAACGATTTATTTATTATTTTGATAGTAATGGTGATAAAGTTCCAAAACAAATAAATCGATTTATTGAACGTGTAAAGAGACAAGGGCATGAATTAAATATTGATTTTACAGTAAGTAATAATGTAGGATTTGTTCATCAATTTAATGATGGTCAATGTGGTATGTATTCTATTTATTTTATTGTAGAGTTAGTAAAAGAAACAAAAAATTATAATTTTTTTAATACAAAAAGAATAAAAGATAGTGAAATGAAAAATTTGAGAAGAAAATATTATAATTATAATTAATTTAATATTAAAAATATATATTTAAAAAAATATATATTTTATGAATTTATTATCAAATAATAATAACAAAGAAATTTTATGGAATGCATTATATAGTAATCAGATATTCAATAATATACCCAATACTATGTTAAATGATGTAAAAACAATTTTTGAAAATAATATAAATCAAATAGAATCTAATTTATCAATAAAACAAATTGATCAACAAAAATTATTAGAATTAAATAAAATAATATTAAAAAATATTTCTAATGATATTTCACTTTTAAAAAAATCTATTTTACCCCAAAATAATGAAAAGACAAAAACTTCATATATTAATGAAAGACAACAAGAATTTAATAATAAATTTCAAGAAACAAAAAATGACTTTGATAATTTGATTAATCAATCAAAACCAGAAGAGATAAATTTTAAAGAAGATCTAGATAGTCCACTAGAAACAAATGAAATGAATAATATATTACAAAAATTACAACAACAAAGAAATAATGTTGTTTTTAATATCGATAATAGTAATAATATATCTACTAATAAAAGTGAATCTTATGATTTATCATTAAATATTATAGATTTATCTAATCAACCAAATTTATTAAAAAAAGAAGTAGATAATAAAAAACCAGAAAAGAAAAAAATCAGTAATTTAGATGATCTTTTAAAAAATAATATTGAAAATAATTTAAAAATGACTCCAATAAATACGAAAAATGATAATCAAATAATATTAGATCGATTAAATAAATTAGAAGATATCATGTTTGTAATAATAGAAAAACTAAATAAAATAGATTCAAAGTTCTAGATTTTAAATTAAATTTTTTTCACTTTAAATGTTTTATCTGGTTGTTCTTCAATTTTACCAACTAATAATAATTCTTGTTTTAAATAACTATCATAATCATAAAGCATTTTTGTTGTTTGATCATAAGCATATGTTACACCTTTTATTTTTAATTCAACTAATTGTAATGTTTCCTTCTTTTTATTAAGCTCCATTGCCGCATCTTTATCTTGTAAATTTATATCAGGAAGATATGTTAAATTGTTAGCTGAAGGATTTCCTATAACAAAACATTTTACATTATCTTTACTTCCGGCTCTGGTATGAATACTGCAATCAATAGCCGATTCTTTAACATTTTTAAGAATTTCATGATTTATTTCTTCTTTAATTAAAGAAATTTCATAAAGTAATTGATCACTTGTTACTATTTTACCTTTTTCACGTTTACTTACATCTTTTAATCGTAATTCAATAGAAGAATCACTTTTTAATTGTTCGTCGCTTAATTTCATTAAATATAAAAATACTTTGACATCTTGTTTTTCGATTGGTAAATCACTATGACTACAAATTCTACGAGCTCTACCAATAACTTGTTCTATTCTTACAGGATGCCAATATGGTTCAGTTATATGAACAAATCGTACATTTTTTAAACTAATACCTTCAGCTCCAGATGAAGTAATCATTAAAACTTTAATAATTTCTCCATTAAAATTATTTAAATTTCTGGCTGATATTTGTTGTGTAATTGTTGATGGTACTAATTTCCAATTGCTATTTAATACATTTTTAATGATCTCTCTCTCTTCAGATGTTTCCGAACCAGTATATGATGCAAACATCGGTTTACCTATGTCTTTTTCATCTACATTTAAAATATATTCTCCTTTGCTATTTTTTTTGATTTTAAATTCTGCAAAATTATTTTCTTTTAAAACTAATTTAAAAATACCAATACCTTCAAGGGTTTTAAATTGTGAATAAAGTAAATGTATACCTTCATGATCACTGTCTACAATATTTTCTAATATATTTAAATATTTTGGACTGTAAGTTAGTAATGCTTGTTTTGATAAATATTTACTAGAATTAATTTCTAATAAATTCAGAGCTTCTTCTAGTCGTTTTTGATATGAAGAATCTCCGGTTATTCCTTGTTGTTTTAAATTAGTAATATCATCTGCTTCATATTTGCCATCAATGTTTTCTACTTTTTCTTCGGGTTTAACTACTTCAATTATATCTTCTGTTAATTTATCTGCATTTTCAATTTCATTTAAATTAGATTCAATAGTTTGATTGTTATTGGGCATGGGTCTTTTAATATCTGGTTTAGGGAAAACAAAATTACAAAATGCTCTAGAAAAAATACGATAAGTAGAAACAGTATCACTGTATACATCATCTGACTCTGCACCTGCTTTTGGTTTTATTTTTTTTTTATTTTTATCTTCAAGTTTTCGTTCTTGTGCTCTAGCTTCTTCATAAATGCCAAATTGAAAATCGCTCATTGGTATTTCAATAACTTTAAAGTCATCTTCATTTAATTTATTGAAACGGGGCATAAGTTGTTCTTGTGCGCTTCTAAAATAAGATGTTAAACCTAAAATTCTCATTCTAAACATATTTTGATTTTTGATAGTATTGTCGGGATTAATAAAGAGATTTTTAAAGGTTTCAAATTTATCGGGTAATAATTTATAACTTTCAATTGTAATTTTAGAATTTACTATTCCAATATTATTTTTTTTTAGACAATTTTCAAGATTAGCCTTAAATTGTTGACGTGTTAAAGATGCAGTTGTATATTCAACTTTATTTTTTTCCTTACTGATATATCCAAAAGGATTTTTTGTTATTTTTAATGTATAACTGGTGGCATTATATTCTAAAGTGTCAATTGATTCATCTAAATTTTCTCGTTTAAAATATTGATTCAGTAATTCGGTTGTTAATTTTTTTTTATCTGGTATTAATTTACATGAAAAAGTATGAATTGAACCTCTTAAAATATTAAATAATATAGCTATTTCATTTGGATAATTAATAATAGGAGTACCTGTTAATAAAACAATTTTACAATTTTCTGCTTCCATTAAATAATTATATAATTTCATAGACATAGATGATTTTCTATTTAATTTATTTACAATTCTACTGATAAAATTATGTGCTTCATCTATTATAATTACTTTATTAGAAAATGGATTTATTGTGTTGTTTAAAGATAAAGATGTTAGATGTGAGCTTCTCAAGCCATTATAATTTATAAATTCATATTTAAATGATATCATTTTATCTATTTGCTCATTTATTTTTGTTTGATCTTCAAATCCTAATGTTTCATAATTAGGTTGTTTAGTTACATTTATAAACCATGCCCCCTGATTTTTTTTTATATATTCTTGTGGTAATTTTAAAACTGAACTTAAATATTCTAAATTTTCTGGTTTAGATTTTAAGCTAATAAATTCCCAAAACTGATTTTTTTTATATAAATAGTCCCCGCATTTTTTTAATTCTTCTATATAATTATCTCTCAATGATGCAGGTGTTAAAACCATTATTTTTCTATCATTTTTAATACCTTCAGCAATTGCTATAGAAGAACAAGTTTTCCCAGAACCTAAACCATGATATAAAAGCAGTCCCCGGTAAGGAGTATAAATATTAATGTAGTCTCTAACAATTTTTTGATGTATCAAGAGAGAAAAATCATTTGCGCCAGATTGATTACAATCAATTGATATTTTTCCGGATTTAATGTCTTGTTCTTGTTTTAGTAATTCTTGTTTGTATGGTTCAAATAGGGAATTAATAAAACTAATAAATATTTCGCGATTATTTAGATAATAATTAGGTGCTTTAATTAAGACATTTGGTTGTTGTTTAGGTATTCTATTAATGTATAAGGTTCTACCAAATCTTAAATCTTTAGGTAAAATAATAGTTTCATCGATTGTTTCAATTTTAGATTTAGGTGGTTTAGGTGTTAATCGTTCTTTAGAAGGTAAATCTATTTTAGATTCGGCTAATTCTTTTTCTTCAGGTTGTTGTATTATTAATTTTTTGTTTGTTTTAACAATATTTGTTATAGTTTCTAGAGATTCAACTTTAATTGTTGTATTTATTTCAGCTTCAGATTTTTTAGAATCAAATTTAGATATAGATTCTTGTTTATCAAGAGGTTTAGAATCTGTTAAAGGTTTTTTTTGAGATTTATCAGTTTGTTGAATATCTAATTTATCTTGTAATTTATGAAAAAAACTTTCACGATCTATTAATTTATCTTTAGTTTTATCTATTATATTAG